CAGAATGTACATAGTTTCGTCAAAGGCACGAGGACTGTCAACAGGAAGATAAGAACAGTTGTATCCACCTACATGACAACGATTAAGAGCAGGACCTGCAGTCATTAGAGATCTCATACTTGGCATGATGTCTTGATTCAGTACTGCTTCTTCTAATTCTTTTCTTAGTTTAGGTTCTACTTTATAATCATGTGTATCTTTTAAATGCTTTTCCATATAATTAAAGTAACGAGAGACTGTTTCTTCCCAAGTCTCACGGCGTTGCTCATCTTCTTTCCAACGTGCATAGCGTGAGAGAGCAATAAAATTCTGGTAATCTGTTGGTAAATAATTGTTCATTCTTCTGCTTCCTTTCTTTTAGAAAAAACGAATCTCCATTCTATCACGATTGAATTAAGATTACAATAATTAATGACCAAGAACTGCATTAATTCTTTTGCGTACATATTCTACTTCGCCTGACTTCAAAACTTTAAATGCAAATTCTCTCATATAGGAAGGATCTATACCTGCTAAGTCACATACTTCTGTGAAATCTTCTGCTGTTACACCAATAGATGCAAAGAACCAAGCAACAGCACGATCACGTTCTATCACTGATGTGCTTGGTTCTCCGTCATAAGTTGGTTTGGTTGCATCAAGTAAGGCTTGAAGAAGAACACAAAGAAAGAGAGTTCTTTCTGGTGATCTAGATTCTATAAGTTCACTTTCGATTGTTATTATATCTTTTTCTAGCACTGAACCATTCTTTCGGTATTCCTTCTCCAGTTTTACAGTAAAGAAACCCATGCTTGTCACACCAATCACCATAGGTCATCTTGCCACCCTTGTATAGTTTTCTATTTGGATTATCAAATACAAATCTAATATCGTATTTATTGCCGTGTTGATCTCTAATAAATAGATGTTTCTTTCTATCTTCTAACATAAATCTACCTTTTACTTCTAGGATCACACCATTAGGAAGAATAAAATCAGGTATATAATTTTTATCTTCTATCCATGTAAATGGTATCTTTTCCTTTTCATAAATAAAATCTATGTTATTTTTTATTAGAACTTGTGCAGTGTTAAATTCTGAATTAGATCTGTACTCATGATCTTTTGGCTTCTTATGTCTTCTAGCCAAGATTAATCTCCTGTACATCTGGCACTTTACCTACTTGAGTAAGGTAACGAACACCATTAGAATACTGGAATGCTCTTAGTCCTTGACCACCATTAGCATCTGACCAACATCTTTCTTTATGTGGACAGAATACACAACCAATAGCAAGTTTTCTATTACCAGACTTTCCATCTTCTTCATCTGAATAACAACGGTCAGGTGGTGATGGCTGTGTTATCATGCTCTTTACTTTTTGAATGCGTTCAGATGCATTGATCATGTGAACATCTTCAATCTTTAACAAAGCAAGATCAGCATTTGATTTATCTATTGCAAGAAATGCTGCTTCATTATCTTTACCTGCTTCGGCATAACTACTAATCTGTGCAATATAACCAAAGGGATCACTGGAACTGAGAGTACCTTCCTTAAATTTCTTGAAAGAATATGGTGACGCTGATTTAATATCAACCAGAAGACCATCAATCCTGCAGTCCTTGTGTCCTTTAATGCCTTCTATTTCTACTTCCTTTTGTTCTTCTGACACTTCATGTTCAGCAACTTCAGTTAAAAGAATAACTAATGCTTCGAGGATTTCTCCATATAAGAACTTTAATTTAGTTTGTCCACTGATTGGTTCAGGTTCAATTCCTTCTTGCATATCATACCAGAGTTGTCTGTCTGGCTTTCCAATCTGAGACATGCGTAGATTTTTCTTTGATCTTTCTTTATTATCTTCTTCACTCAAAGCCCTTCTTGCAGATCCATAAATAGTCCTTGCAAACTTTTCCAGTGAGGCACGGTTCTGAACACTGTTCATATTCTTACCTGTTTTCAAGGCATGATATATGTCTGGTATCAGGTTATTAATATCTGGCATTATTTTTTCTCCTTTATATTAATTAGTTTTGTTAGATACCACTGTGCTTTCTTTAAATCTTCCACACCATTTTTGTAGCGATAACGCCAAAGGTATTTAATAATATTACCCTGAAGATAGTATTCAAATCCTTCTTCTGTTACTGCTTGAATTGCATCTATACATTCAATACCAGACTGATTGTAGTGTGGTGGATGATCAACCATTTTGGTTTTACGTTCTTCTTCTTCATACTCTCTTATGATTTTTCCATAATCAGTCATAATATCTCCTTTCTAAAAGTTCTGGCGTACCCACCCTAACACAAGCCAGACCACAACCATTCACTCGAAGTGTTGCTCCCATTTTGATGTTGTTTTTACGATGCTACTGACACAGTTCCAAATGGAATGTCGTCATCTAAGGAAGCAAACGCATCGTCACCATCTTCTGACACGAAGCCATCTGGTACAACATCAAATGCATCATCCTCGCTTACACCATAGGGAACAAGGTTAATAACCTGTACTGCCATAAGGTCAGTACCTACACCTTTGTTACCTGCATATTCCCAATTGTAGGTTTTGAATGCAACATTAACATCTGAACCATTACCAACTTGAGTGCCAAGCATGTCACGCTTCTGCGCATCTTTCAATGCAGGTTGTTTATTCTCTGCTCCGTTATTTCGTTTCACATTACGTTTGATCTTAACGAAGTCACCACGATCATCGCCCTTGTTCTTAATTGGAAGACCCATCGCTTTTGCTTTAGATAATTGATCTCCAGTAAGGGACAAGTCTACACACCATACTGGCTCAAATGTTGTGTTAGGTGAAGAGATTGATGTCCAATAAGCCTTACCACTAAGTACGTTCATATTATTACTCCTTTGTCTGTGCGAACCTTGTCGCTGTTGTAAATGTCCTACTATTATATATGACACAGAATACTATGTCAATAACTATTTAATGAGTTTCAGCCCAATTGTTTCCAATTTTATATTCACTATCCAATGGACAGTTAACACTCAGTTCTTTTTCAACACGCTTCATTGCTGTCATTGTAAGGAAACCAAATCGTTCAACTTGATCTTCTTGAACTTCAAACTGATACTCATCGTGTATTGACGCAACAAGATTATAATTAAAATCTCGTTGCGCCATTAGTGTTATTTGCCGTAACCATTCTTTACAGATGATAGCACCTGCTCCCTGAAGCAAAAGATTAACGGCGGCATGTTGCTGTCTTACTTTTAACAACCTGCCATCAAGACCACGGATGTATCCACTACCTGCTGCACGATCAACCCTATCACGCAAGAGTTGTAACGCTGGCATATTCTTCATGAACCTATCCATGATTATCTTACCTTCCTTTGCACCGCCACCTACGATAGAACCAATCTTAGCAGGTCCTGCACCATAGATAAGTGCATAGATAAAGGTCTTGGCTTGGTCACGAGTGTGTAACCCTGCCATTCTTTGGTTGGCGGTATGAATGTCACCACCTACCACTTCTTCTGTGAATGTAGCATCGCCCATGTAATGCGCCAGACACCGAAGTTCCAGAGAAGATGCATCACACCCTAACAATTTATATTTAGGGCTTGTCGTAGTCCACACTGAACGACATTCCTTACCATAAGGGGAATATACGGCAGGAATCTGTGCCATGTTTGGACTGTGGTGTGCCATCCTTCCAGTGATAGCCTTGAGAGTAATGACCCTACCATGTACTTTACCATCGTCTTGTACGACATCAAGCCATGACTGGATCTGTGATACTCTCTTTTGTAATAGAAGATATTGTGCAATCTTTTGTGCCTCTGGAATGTCCACATTCTTTAGTGTGCCTTCATCCACAATTGGATGTCCAGTAGGTGTAAAGTTGTTAGGCTTCCATCCCTTCTCTATCAAACGATTAGCAATCTGCTGTCTAGATCCGGGATTGAATACTGTAACTTTATCTTTCAATCTATTGCCTGTTTTCTCTGAGTATCGTTCTTCAACAATAGGTGGAAAGATCTGTTGCATTTCTTCTTCTATCTCTGCGGCTTCTTGTGAAAGTCTTGCCACAAGACAAGACGCTTCACGAACATTCAGTGTAAAACCATTTCGTTCTTGTTGATCTACAATGGCACGAATGGAATGCTCAAGTTGTATGCTCTTTGCTGAAAACTTCTTCAGCATAGGAAGCATATGTGTGTACAACTTCACCGTCAGTTTTACATCGTTCACACAGTACTTCAGCATTTCTTCACTGAACTCAGAGAAATTTGAAAACTCTGTCTTAGGAAAACCTAAACGATTTCCCCAAGCATCTAATGAATGTCCACCATCTATGGATGGATCAATAAGTTGTGACAGTATTAGTGTGTCACGAACTTGTTTTACTTTTATGTTGCTACCTGTCAGTCGATTCAGAACAGGTGCATCAAAAGACACACCATTATGCATAATGAATATGTCATATTGACTGGCTAGTGTGGGAAAGGAAGACACATTATCGCCATAAAATGTAAATACCTGTCCCGAATCGACATCTTGTGCGGCGATACAGTGAATGACAGTAGCATTCAAGTCATCTGTTTCAATATCTACCGCTAACTTTTTCATAACTTTATCAACTCCGCTTTGTCATAGGGTATGTGAAAGAAGTGTTCACCCTTTTGAATGTATCTTCCTTTTGCTTCTTTTACTTCTGCTTGTTCAACTACATAGTCTTTAATACGCCATGCATAATCTAAATCACTACGAAGTATATAGAAGTTAAAGAAAGGACGACTATCTAAACTGTGTATTTTATTTATCAGTTTGTGTTTCCTATATGGAATCCTTATCTCTGTCCAGTTGGGATTCCAATCACCCTTCCAAGAGAACTTAATCTCAACTTCACTGAAGTAAATATTATCCGCTTTTTTACTCTTAATGTCAACAGAAAAATCTTCCTTTGCATCAAGAATTTCATGACCATTAGACACAAGGTATTCAATGATCTTCTTTTTAGCAGGGCTGTCTGCGGCATCATATCTCTGTCTAGAGAATGGGATGTTGACAGCACCTGCAATAGGTTCTAATCTCATAAGTAATCTCCTATGTCTGTTGTGT